GATCAGTGCGTGCCGGTCGTGGCCGCGCCGGTCACCTGAAGCGTCGCGCTCCACGTCACCTTGTCAGCCACCGAGCTCGAGATGCTGTACTGCGTGAGCAACGTCTCGAACGAGAAGTACGGGTTGCCGGTGCCGGTGCCGGCGGGGGAGTAGCGCAGCGTCTGCGTGGCACCCGTGGTCAACGCCTCGACGGCGATCATCTGCGTGTGGAGCGTGGAATCCCACGACCCCGACACGGTGATCGTCTGACCCTGCTTCAAGCCGAGGATCATCGCCACGGCGGAGTTACCGAACGCGGTCACGTCCAGGCTCTGACGGGTCAGGTCGACACCGCCGATCGAGTCCACATAGGCGCTGATGTCGGTCAGCGACGCCGCGGCGTTGTCGTAGTAGACGGCGGAATTGTGTGCGGCGACGAAGGCCATGTTGATCTCCTAGGAGTCAGGACCGGGCGAACGCCACGGCGAGTGTGTAGCTGGGATTCGTGCCGGCGATGGTGACGACAGCACGGAGGTAGCGGCGCACGGTTGTGCCCGCCGCCACGGTCACGCGCTGCGAAGCGACGGCCGTGGTCACTTGGGTGAATGTCGCCAACGTCGCCCAGGACGTCGACCCGTTCACGGAGTGTTCGATCGTCACGTCACACGTCGGGGTCGTGCCCGACACGGCAGTGACGTGCAGGTGAGCGATGCCACCGTTCGACGAGGCAGCCGTGCCATCGACAGCCGTGCCGGTCGTCGTGGTCGTCACGACCGCGTGGGTCGTGAGCGACTGGCCGAACCCTGCCGTGCTCGTGCACGCGTAGGTCAACGGCATGTCGACACCGCCACTGACGGCAGACGTCGGGGCGGCCGTCACCTCGTAGGCGTTGGCCAGCCAGACGGGGCCGCTGACCGTGAAGCCAGCCGGGGCGACAGTCACGGGGAACGTGGCACCAGCCGTCTGCAACGTCGTGATGCTGTCCCAGTAGCCGCCCGCCGTCGTGCTCGAGTCGACCATCGACGTGACGGACAGGTCCGACGACTTGAGGCCAGGGATGAACACGTAGGCGTCATCCGCCAGGGACGTCCGGTCGATCGGGGCACGATTGGCCGCAAACGACACCTGCGACGTGTACGCAGACAGAGGGAAAGCGCCCGTGATGAGACGCGTTGAACTAGCGGCAACGAAAGCCACGGGCTACTCCTTGGTCAGGAAGGTTCGGAGACGACGTCTACGTCGAACAGGGCTGTGATGAAGTCACCGCTATCCGGGAGCGACGCAGTGCCAACCTGCGCACGGCGCACACGCACCATTGCGGTCGGCTGACTGTTCGCGTCCTTGAACCCGGTCAGGTCGACATCCTCGAGGATCGTCTTGACCGACCGGCCGCCCGAGCCTGCAACGAACTGGTCAGCAATCTCGTCAGACATGTCGTCATCAACGGATGCGACATAGATCGTCACCTGACAGGACATGGCATCAGCGCCACGGGCCATCGTCGCGTCGTAGTCCACGGTCGGCAAACCGACGACGGCGTGCGGCGGCTGAATGTTCCGCTGACGACGGGCAGACGCCATCAGCCCCGGCACCGTGGCAAGCGCGGCAGCCAGCCCGTTACGCACCTCGGTCGGGGTCACGCCTGCGTCTCCGCCACGAAACGATCACGCACGCGGAGCCAGTCGCTCGGCTCACCCGGCAACTCCTTGCGATAGTGCTGGACGGCGTACAGGTAGTCAGGATCTGACGTCCTGATCCCCATGACACCGATGTCGGCACCGAAGTTCTGGACACCCAACGCAGCATTGCCGCGCTGGACGCCACGAGCCGCCAGCAACAGGGTTGCGTTCACGATCGCGTCAGGGACGGCAGTCCAGCCCCACACGCCCGTGATCCGCACCAGCCGGCGACGGCGATCACTCATCACACCGCGAGGCCACAAAGCGTCAAAGCGAGAGATGTACTCATACGGCCACGACGACGCGGCCCGATAGTGACGCTCGAGCTGGTAGTCAGTGCCAGCAGTCAACGTCGTCTCATACGTGCCGTCAGAATTGTCGTCAACGAGCAGCGTCGTGACAGACAACAGGTCAGGAATCCACAGCGTGTCACCGCCGAACGACGGCAGCGAACGCGTCTCCGTCACCGACGTAAACGTCCGGTTCGTGTCCTGGTCGACGAGCGCCGTCGCCATGTCCAACGCTCGCTGGAACTTGGCTGTTTTGACGGTCGATCCGATGACGCCGGCAGACAGGGACTCACTCAGGCCCAGGTGCTCCGCAAGTTCAACCACGGTTGCGTAAGCCACCGTCACACCTCCTGGGCTGTAGGACGCAACGGCCCCGCCACCAACACGGGCAGCGGGACCGTCACAGGACGAACAGGGTCAGTCGTCGACCGGAACGGGCGTCGGCTCGGCAGGCTTGCGCCCACGCTTCGGAGCCTCAACCTCGACCGGCTTGGCGTCGACCAGGTGGCGTGAACCGTCAGGCCGTTCCACCCACTCGACAGGCGTCTCGACAACGGTGAGCCGACCAGCAGCCACCGCATCGTCGAACCGCTCGCGGCCGTGGCCGGACTCCGGGACGTCCATCTCGAACAGGACGCCGGAGTCGGACCGGACGACGACCGACCCACTCATCAGCGCGGCACCCGGACCGCGTACACCTTGCCCGCGAACGATGTCGCGAGGTCGATGTGAACCAGGCCATCCGACTGGATGAACCGGGCCGACTCCAGACCGGCGACGGTCATGTCGCCCGACGTTGCCGGGACCGTGATGTCCATGTTGCCCTGACCCTGCGACAGGGCCGGGGGAGTGTCACCCGCGACAATCGTGGCGACACGATCACTGCCGTTGGTGTTCGTGAAACGGAACATGAACTCCTCAAGCGGGTATCCGCCGAGGTCGACGCTGTGGTCGTTGGTGGGGTCAGCGGTGGTGCCGCTGGGGGAAGTTGCGCCCGTGCGAGACAGGGCCTCGACGGTGACTGCGGTACGTGCCATGTTGGCTGCTCCTTGAGATGTGAATGACGAGTGCGGGAACGGCGTAGGCCGAGGACGAACCCCGACCTACACCGTGAACTGAGCAAGGCTCAGGTGATCGACGCGACGACCGTGGCGATCGAGTCGGGGCGGACCAACTTGGCGCCGTAGACGTGGAGGCCACGCACACCGGTACCGAAGGTCGTCTGAAGCTGCAACGTCTCGATCTCGACGATCTGCTCAGCGAACGAGATCGCAGAGGGATGGCCGGCGATGACCGCGTAGTCGTCACCCGTGACGAGCGGGGCGTTGTTCGACGCCATGACGTCGAACCCGAGCGCCCGTCCGATGATGCCGTTGCGCAGCCCCTGATCGGAACCAGACGCGTCGACACGGACGAACTTGTCCTCCTCGAGCAGTAGACCCTCGTACCACGGCGGCACGACGACCCAACGGCCCTCCTGGGGGACGTTCGCCTCGTCCAGCTTCACCTTCAGCTTGCGGATCTGCGTGTACGCCAGGGCGGCAGTCGTCACGGAGACGGTGCCGATCTGGTTTGCAGAGGCAGCCCCAGTGTAGAGGCCGGCGACGTACTGGTCGGCCAGATCGCGCAGGCCGTAGGCAGCCTCGACGAGCGCCGCCTCGAGCGGGCCACCGGGGTGCTGGACCTGGTCGATCTTGTCGACCGAGAACGAGAACGACTTCTGCTGATCGACGACGAGGGTGCGCTGCGCATCGGTCAGCGTCTCGTAGGTCAGCGTGGCGTTCTTCGTGTACGACGAGATGGTCGGACGCGAGATGCTGGCGATCTTGACGGAGTCGCCAGCCTGTGCAATGTCGCCTTCGTAGTCACGATTGACCACGCCCGGCTGGGCGTAGACATGCGACTTCTTCAGGCTGTCGAGCATGATGCCCGAGTAGATCTCGGGAATGTATGAAAGGGCCACGGGGGTCTCCTAGGTCAGGTGTTGGTCAGGTGGTCGAACGCACCCTCACGCCAGAGACGAGTCCGTTCGGACGGGTCCAACTTGGCGATGTCCTCGCGTGTGTAGGCAGATGCGCTCTTGCCCTGGGGGCCACCATCGGCGGCACCAGGAGCAGGATTGGACTTGGCGACCAGGTACGGCTTCGCAGCAAGGACCGCCTTCACGGCCTCGTCAACGCCCAATACCGAATCGTCGTCACCGATGGTCAGCGCCTGTCGATCAATGAACGCCAGCACGGCATCCGGATCGATCACCTGATGACGGGTCGCGGACGACACGACAGCAGAACGCACAAGGGCAGCGTTCGCCTTCTCAGCCAGCGCAGACGCGCGGGCCTCAGCCTCTTGGGCAGCCTTGGTGACACGCTCGATCTCGCTCAACTGCGACTGTTCAAGCTCTGCCAACTTGGCCGCGGCGGGGGCGGCTTCCTTTGCCCGCTTCTCCCACTGACGAGAATGCGCTTTCCACTTCTCAACCTCGGCCGCAAGTGCGGCAGCGTCGATCGGGGGTGCGCCGTCCGTGGACGAAGAACCTTCGGGGGTGCCCGTTGCGGGCGTCAGGTCAGAATCCATGTCGGCTCCTGGTTGTTGTTTGCGGCATCTCCCCGGCGAACCATGCGGCCCACCGGGGAGATAGGTCGTCAGGACAGCGACACGCCCAAGGCGGCGGCGCGGTCCGTGACCTGCTGAGACATCTGCTCATCAACCGATGCGGGCAGCGCGCCATTGGCCCGAGCCATCGCCTCGTTGAGCAGCATCTGCTCGAATCGTTCGATCTGCTCGGGCGTGTACCCGGCGTCAGACCACAACTGGTAGATCGGCACATCCAACGCCCGCTTCTTCAACACGGCGTCGATGTGTTCAGCCTCGGAACGTGTCTCCGGGTCAGCCCAAATCACCTGGGCATTCCACTCGTCACGACGGGGGTCGCTCTTGACCGCAAAGCCGAGCCGGGCCACTTCCTCCCACGTCTCCCCGAACGGCACCATTGCGTCCCGCACGGACGCAATCAGACCCGTCTCAGCGGCCTTCACGCTCTCCGCATTCGGCAACGTCTGGCCGCTAATCAGATAGTGCGGCGGCGTCGCAGTCCTCGAGGCCAACGACTGCACCAGGTGCTCACGCAGGCCGGTGAACACGCCGAGGTCGATCTGGCCGAACTCACCGAACTTGGCGTCAGCAGCCGGCACCGTCCACGTCCGGTCGATCTTCGTCGGGAACGGGTCGATCGGCTCACCCGTCACCGGGTCACGAGAAGGCTCCACACCCGTCGCCCACCGCTGACGGAACGCCTGGAACTCCGCGGCCACCAGCATGTCAATCAGCGTCTTGTTCAACTGATCCTGCGTCGACGTGACTTCCTTCAACGCCGAACGGCACAGACCGTCCCGATGGCGAAGACGGTGGCGCAGCTCCACGACGGGGACGACACCCAACGGATTCGGCACCATCTCAGCGCGGGTCGTCAACGGACGACGCACACCCTTCGACGACCGGGCGAACTTGTAGATCCCGTCACGCAGATACAGGTTGTAATGGGTGTCGCCAGACCAGTCGTCTACCCACCGCTTCAACGCAGCCTCACGCTTACGACGCGAACCACCAGCGGCATAGGCGACAACAATGTGCGCCGGATGCTCCACCGTGATCTCAGGCTCGCCGTCCTTGTCGGCCCAAACCATGATCGGGCAACGACCAGTCGTCAACGCCGTCGTGTGCGCCATCTTGGAATCAGCATCCAGGTAGTTGCGCTGCCACATCGCATTGGCGTCCTCGTCGGCGTCGACCTCACCGAAACGGAACCCGACAGGATTGAGACGCTGCGCCTTCGCGTCGACAACCAGCGGCATCCAATTGTCCCGAACCTCTGCGATCAGATCGCGGAACTCACGCCGGTACTGCTCCGTTGACAACGCCAACGGCAACGGCTGCTCGCCGTCGTAGTACAACTCGTAACGAATCGCCTGCCGAGCCTGCGCATCCAGATCGGACGACAACCTTTCGACCCACCATTCAGGGGAACCAGGAGCCAGCTTCGGTGCCATCTGCTCCCCTTTCAGAATCGGTAGACAGTGCGATCAACAGGCGGCTTCGTGACGGACGCAGAGGCCATAGCCAGCGACGCAGCCATGATCGGGCAGACGTCCGTTTCCTCGGATCGGCGCGACCACAACCACGCATCGCCAACCTGACGCTTCTTCACCGACGCAGCCGCCAGGTCGAAAGCCACGTCACGCCGAACCGTCACCGAACCGTCAGTGACGGCGTCGAAGAACTGGGCGCACGCAGCCACGACATCACGCGTCGTCAACTCAATGACCGACACGCCAGCCGCTTTCAACTCGGGCGACAACGAACCGGCAGGGCCGCCAAGGTCAATGACGACCGGGGCGCCGTAACGCTTGTGTAGATCCACCAGGCGGGGCAGCACCCACGCCGTACCCGGCATCTGATCGACAATCTCGACAGTGCGATCCAGCGAACCGGCAACGATTGTTGCCGACGACCGATCGGGCGTCACCTCGACACACAGCCCCGACGCCTGCGCCACAACCGCACCAGAGTCGCAACACAACTCCCACGCAGCCAGCGGAATCACCCGCTCATCCGTCGCCGTCCACTGGTTCCCGAACGAACGGCGCCACTCGCCGTCAGGCATCCCGCTGCGCTCATGCGCCACGACGTCCTCGGTGATCGTCCAGCCCAACGCCGGCATGTACTGCCACCACGTCTCCGGGTCGTCACAGTCGGCGTCGTCCGGGATGCTGTACTCGATGTATGCCGTACCCGACGTGACGCCAGCCTCAGCCAACGCCCGCCCCGACTCAATCTTCGACCGCAGAAACACGCTCTGATCGGTGCCGGCGGTCGACACGTTCCACGTCTGCGCATCGCGAACCGTCGCCATGCCCGGATTCAGCGCCTGCTCACGACGGAAGTCCACATCAGCGAACGACTCGTCAATGATCGACAAGCCCGTCGACGTCATGCCGTGCCCGGCCGCCTCGCTCGAGCCGATGATCCGGATGGTCGACTCCGTCTGAAAGTCGATGCCCTCGTAGCCGACGCCTCGGTACACACGGCGAACCAGGCGCTTGAACAACGGCGATCCCGTGTAGAGCGGGGCAGCGTCCTCGATCAGCTTCTTACGGGCCGCCGAACCGTCCTGCGCCGTGTAGATGACACGTTGAGGCAACGTCGACCACAGGGTGCAGCGATGGCCGGCGAGAATGAACACAAGGATCGACTTGCCCGACTGCCGCATGACGGTGCAGATGACCGACCGGTACGCCGGGATCAACTGGCCGTCACGCTCCACCATCTCCAAGCCGAGGTCGAGCGAGTCGCGCTGCCACGGCATCAGCGGCTTACCCAGCGATTCGGCCAGCCTTGCCACCTCGGGGCCGAGCGTTGGACGGCTTAGCGTCCTTGGCGTCGACCACCGGGGCTGAGCCTCTGAGCGCCGCGATGATGAGCGAGACTTCGTCACCGCCACCGTCCTCCGCTCCGATACTGCGCAACGTCTCCACGACGGCGCGGAACTCGCGCCACAACGACGCATTGCCAGGGTCCGCATCCACAGCGTCAGCTAGCGACCTGGCCGCCTGCACGACGGCCTCGTGTTCGTCCGTCAGCCGCTCGGCCGCACGTAGAGCTGCGATGGTCGTCTCAACGGCTGCGTAGTTGGCAGACATGGCGACTCCTAGCCGACGAGCAATTTCCGAAGTGTTTGCTTCGTTAAGTATCGGCTGACT